GTGATCGTGGACAAAGGATTTTGAGGGCAGCACAGGAAACAGTAATAGAGAGGTATCAGGATGAGGAAGAAGAGAAAGCTGCAAAGGATTGCAGCCGGATATTTACTGAATACAGCCTATTCCTTGACGAAAAGCCAATAAACGGAAGCCTTAACAAGATACTACAAATGAACAGTGAGGCTGATAAGAAACATGTATCTAAAGAAATGCGTGATAAGATTGCTGAAGCCCTACGGAAAGCCTTTATGCAGTCGAATCGCAAATACAGAGAACCGGGTTGGCAACAACTTGAATTGAACTTTGAATGATATGGGAAAGCAGGAAAGTTTGAGTGATTATTATCAGTTCGCAAAGGATTTGGCCAAAGCTGAAAGGGAGCTGAAAATCGAGTGTGCTGAGTGTGAGAAACGGTTGGAACAACTTGTTGAAAAAAGGAGAAATAATTAATGAAAACGAAATTGTATTACCTGTTCCTGGCAGTCATGTGGTGGCTGCTGGGATAGGTGGAAAGGAGAAAAGATGAATAATATATTTACAATTGCTTATTCAGAAGAAGAAGCAAACGAAATAGGGCACTTCATAATGAGCAAAGGTTATGAAGGTGTACAGAATGACAGCTATCGTTATTGCGATACTGAGATAAGTTGGTGTATGAGAAAAAACGAAGAACACCACATAGACCATATCTATGTAGGTGTAAAAGGTTGTCAAATGATTGTTGCAAAGACCAAAAGAGGGCTAAGACGCAACAGCTTAAAATACATTGAGAAGAAACGAAAATTCTATGAACTATTAAGCAGATATTAATAAATGTTAGTTTAGAAATACACCGGAGCCTACGGACTATGACAAGCGGAAGAAGATAGCCAATGGCTCATGCAGGCTCCGGTATGGGAAAAGGTCTTTAAGATTGTGGTACATTAAACATTGTTCTCTTAAATACTATAAGTGTGTATTCTTAGATTAGGAATGAATCAATGCCATGACATCGTTGTATGACATACTTGTTTCCACGTACTGATAGGCGAAATCGTTGAATCCTTGTACTGCTATTTTGATAGTTGTTCCCGGGGCATCTTTAAATTGTGTTTTGTCATAAACTTCAAAAATATAATCTACGTTCAAGGATATAATATCCCCATTTAAGTTTTTAATCTCAATAAATTTAGCCATAATAATTAAGTTTTAGAATTTAACAGAACAAAAATAACAACAAAAAGGGGCATATCCAATATTCATAACGATAAGTTTATAATTTGATACTTTATTATTTTTTATTCGGATATGTCCCTTCATTAAAAAATACAATCAATGAAAGCAATATTCATCAAACAACCGTGGGCAAATCTAATCTCCCACGATTGTCTTTTATAAGAAGTTATTTGGGCATATATGTTTGATAATTTATATATGCATCATATAAGACTTCAAAGATATTAAAGGGGAGTGACTTATAATCCTGTTTAACATTAGCAATAAGCATATTATCAAACTCACCGATATTATATTCTATACCTTTGTATGTATGAACAGTAACAAAGGGAGAATTTGGTGCTTGTAAATTGTTGTTTGGCAGGTCTGCTAAGATAATAAATGAATCTAAAATATGATTTACGTTGTGATTAACAGTTTTTTTTGTGAGTTTTAATAATGCAGATTGCAATAATACCGGTGCGCCAAATATGCGTTGTAAGAATTCAAAAATGAAGAGAGAAGGAGCATTGGCAACCCAATATTTCATTTTATTATACTCAAAATATTTATTGCCAAAATAGTAATTAAATTCAAATTTCTCAAGTGTTCTAATATTAATAAGATGATATTTTATTAAATGTTCTAAGATGTAAATTAGATTTGTAAATGAATATTTGTGTTCTTGAATTAAATCTGAATCGCTTTTAATCTTTTTAACTTGTTCTACAATACATTTAGCTATCTCATATTCATTGTCAAAGTGAAATATTTCTTTGCTATAAAATTTATCTATATATCCAGAAAAATCAACATCTGCTCCATATTTAGCATGGAATATTTTTCTAATATTTTCAATATCACATACTAATATGGTTTTGTCAAATTTGAATTTGTGTTCATTGGTCCGGCAAAAGTCGTCATGTGCTGAAAGTATATTGAGTATTCTAAATATATGTTCGGGGTCTATACGATCTAGATCATCTATAATTAAGACAGCTTCTTTGTTGTTTTCTCCTTCGTCTTTTGCATTTGAAATTAATTTCTGTATAATCTGTGTAATAATATTACTTTCATAAATTGAACCTTGCTTTTGTGATAACTCAATCATGAAAGATTTAACTTCAGCATCTTCCGATAAGGAATTCTCCTTTTGAAATTTTTCAATGCTTTTCTTTAATTCTAAAAGCTGATGTATTATGTCCGTTTTGAAGCATACCTTTTCTGCTGTTGAAAGAATATTACCAATAATATTATCTAGATTATTATTAATGTAGTAATAAGTTGCTACGGAGGATGTTATCTGTATATTGCTGAAGTCACAAGGAACTTTTTCAAGAAGTTGTAACAGAATATCTGCTTTAATGTATTCAAATATATCTTCATTATTGGCTACGGAATAATTTACAGGTGTAAGGATGATTGGAATATATTCGTTGGTATGCCGTTTATTAAAAAAGTCATTGATGAAGTATGATTTTCCGATACCATAAATACCGGAAAAGATAATGTTGCTATTATTTTCCTCTTGTAGGAATTCTTGGAATTTTTGAGATTGATATTCAATACTTATTTTCATTTGTATTTTGTTTAAATGTTTCTCTTTCCAAATATAGAGGATAAATTAAAAAAATCAAAATTCTACTGACAGTTCTTGTCAGTGCTTTGTGAATACCCGGTAACTGCTTTGTGGCGGTTATCGGGTAAATTTGTTTCTGTAACGCAAATAATAACAGTTATGGAAGTAATTTACAGAAGTACAGAAACATTGAAGAAGCTGGAGAACAACCCGAGAACTATATCGGAAGAACAACTCCAGAAGTTAAAGGAATCCATACAGAAGAATCCAGACTATTTTGAAGCTCGACCAATCATCCTGTCTGATCGGACGGGAGAACTTGTCATCATAGCAGGGAACCAGCGTTATGATGCGTGTGTTCAGCTTGGAATTGAGGAAGTGCCTACAGTGCTTATCCCGAACTTGACAGAGGAGCGTGAGCGGGAAATCATCATCCGTGATAATGTGAACAATGGAGAATGGGATCTGTCTCGTCTGTTTGAGTGGGACTGTCAGAAACTAATGGAATGGGGCTTAGAAGGCATTAGTTTTCCTGATTTGGATGATTTTCCTGGTGGAGTAGAAGATACTCACAATGTACTTCGGAATGAAAACTACGAAGCTGGAGCCCATATAAAGTATTTGGCATTTGAAGGATACAAGATTCCGATTACTGATATCGAGTTGGAAGGATTGAAGCAGCGTGCTGCAGAGTATCTTGATGAGAACGGAGTTATGATTGGGTTTGTAAATAATCTGCTTGGTTTATGATGGAATATATTGATATAGAATCATTGAATCCGGCAGAGTATAACCCGAGGTTACTAACACCGGAAGCTCAGGAGGAGTTGAAGAAGTCGATAACTGAGCTAGGCATTATCAAGCCTATTATTATCCGCAGGTCGGACAAACGAATTATGGCAGGGCACCAGCGGACAAAGACCATGAAGCTGCTGGGATATACTCATGTCCCGGCTTTCGTTCTGGACGGGGTGAACTCTACGGACGAGGTGCGTTTTAACCAACTTCACAACTATGCTGAATGCGAAGTGTCAGAGGTTCAGCCGGACATTCGTGTTTCTGTTCCTGAAGGAACGGAAGGGTTCTTTATGGTCCAGAATAAGGATATAGCCATCATTACCAAGGGAGGAAATAACTCACGCGTAGTGGACCTAACGAAGATGATTCTGCGCTATGGCCAGTTTGCGAATGCCGTATGCAACCATGAGGGAAAGGTCATCATATCCACCGTATACGCCAAGGCGGTTAAGCTTCTAGGTATGGACCTGCTTGTCTATGTACTTCCGGAAGGAAAGGAGGAACTGGCCCTGTCTTATTTTTCGAAGGAATACGGTGTCTTTGAATACTCCCATCTGGAGCGAAAGACTTACATACAGTCTTTTGCACAGAAGGCACGTCTCAGGGAGAAAAACGGTGTCCCGAGCAGCAGGAGCCATTCCACGCTGTACGAGCGTCTGGTGCTTCCGTTCATCACGAAGGATATGCATGTGCTTGACTTCGGAGCCGGACAGAAGGACTATGCCACCAGGCTGAAAAAGGAGGGATACCTCATTGACGCGATAGAGTTCTTTCACCGGAAGGACGGAGTTGACGTGATAGACGAGAAGGAGATACGTCAGGACTGTGCGGACGTGTGCAAGACATTGTCGGAGTATGGCCTGTATGATGTAGTGATATGTGACAGCGTCCTGAACTCCGTAAATTCCCTTGACGATGAAAGGAACGTCCTTCTTTCCCTTTCTGCACTGTGCAAGCCAGGTGGTATGATCTTTTGGTCGGGTATTCCTTTATTGTTTGCGCAGAAAGCTTCTGAGCGAAAGGAAACGCACGATTACCGTTCAAAAGCCTTATTTCTGGATGCAGACAATTTCACGGCAAACTTTCGTTTTGGTGAATGGTATTTCCAGCATTATCATTCCACGGCAGACGTATGCCGTCTTACGGAAGAACTTATCGGTTCTGATTTCAGGATATATGAAAAGGGCATCGAGGTAGACAAGTCACGGGAACTGCGCGGATCATCTTTTCAGGTTTCCGTCATAAACGAAAGAACCGCATTGCGTGATGAATACATTGAAGCTCTGAGATACGAATTTACTCTTCCTCTTCCCAACAACAGAAGATGGGATTTAGATAAGGAAATATTACCAGTTTTTGAAAAATTGTGATTATGGCAGCACCAAAAGGAAATAAGTTCTGGATGTTAAGAAGCAAGCATGGCAGGGACAAGCTCTTTGCCACGCCTGAACTTTTGTGGGAGGCGGCGTGTGAATATTTCCAATGGTGCGATGAAAATCCTTGGACGACTAGAAAGGCAACGCAGAAGACTGTTCCTGTAAAGGTTGTAAAAGATAAGGAGATTGTAATAGAGAACCAACAACAGACACAGCAGGAGGTTACTCCCACGTCACGACCATACTCTCTCATGGGAATGTGTGTGTATTTGGGTGCTTCTACAAATTGGTGGAATGAGTTTCGTTCTGCCTGCATAAATAAAAGGGATAAAGATTTTTTGGAGGTCATCGCACGCGTGGAGGAAACCATCAAGACTCAACAATTCGAGGGGGCTTGTGTTGGAGCCTTCAATGCGAATATCATTGCTCGTACCCTAGGGCTGGCAGATAAGCAGGAAGTGGACCATACGACGCAAGGAAAACCATTCAAAGGATTCGACTTTCTTCCCTATACTCCAGAAGCAGATAAACTGAAGTGATATGGGACAGAACGTGAACATAAAGCAGCGGTTAGCTTACAACTACCTTCGAGATAACAGGACGAAGTTTCTGCTGTATGGTGGTGCCGGAGGTGGTGGAAAATCATGGCTAGGCTGTGAATGGCTGATGCAATGCGCTTACTACCTTCCAGGCACACGCTGGTTTGTCGGTCGAAATAATCTGAAGGATAGCCGTGAGTCAGTAACCGTAACCTTTAATAAGGTGGCAAAGTTACATGGTTTCACGGCATACAAGACAACCAACGAAGGGATAGCATTTGACAACGGAAGTGAGATAGTCTATATTGACCTGACCTATTATCCGGTAAAAGACCCGATGTATGAGCGTTTGGGCTCAAAGGAATACACCGGTGGATGGATAGAAGAAGCCGGGGAGGTGCATTACCTTGCCTTTGACGTACTGAAGACACGTATCGGCCGACATATGAACGATGTATATGGAATTCCAGGAAAGATACTTATCACCTGCAACCCGAAGAAAAATTGGTTGTATCGTGATTTTTATAAGCCGTGGAAAGAGGGTAAGCTCAAAGAACCGTATGCCTTCATTCAGGCGCTGGTACAGGACAATCCATGGGCCACTGAGGACTATATCGAGAGTTTGCGGAATACGAAGGATAGGGTAACCAAGGAACGTCTGTATTTCGGTAATTGGGAGTATGACAATGACCCGACAGCCCTTTGTGATTACGATGCTATCTGTGACCTGTTCACGAATGAGTTTGTCAAGCCTGCCGGGGATTCTTCCGGATCTGCTGACCTTGCTATGAAGGGACGTGACCGTTTCATTGCTGGACACTGGAAAGGGAATGTCTGCTATATCAAGCTGGATCAGGAATACAGTACTGGGAAATCCATCGAGACAGACCTGAAGCACATGATGATAGAATGTTCCATACCTCGTAGCCGTATGATAGCCGACTCTGACGGTCTGGGAAGTTATCTTGAAAGCTATCTGAACGGAATCAGGGAGTTTCATGGAGGAACACGACCCATCAATCCTGAGTATGACAACCTGAAATCGGAATGTGCCTTCAAGCTGGCGGAGATGATAAACAACCGCCTTCTCCGTATAGTATGTACGGAAGCACAGAAGGAGCGAATAATTGAAGAACTTGGGGTGTTGAAGCAGGATCATATTGATGCGGATACAAGAAAGAAAGGAATTATCAGCAAGGAGAAGATGAAGGAGATACTTGGCCGCTCTCCCGACTATCTTGACATGTTGATTATGGCGATGTTTTTTAGAATTAAACCAGTTTTAAAGCGGCCTAAAGCAAAACTTGGGAATATATGACGGTGAAGGAATTGTTGGTAGTTGGTAATTTGTCCCATGGTATAGAAGGAGAGCTTGTAAAGCTCCATAAGCCGTGGAAGGTAGGAAACGTCAGGACTCCTGATACTTTGAATGACATGAGCATGGGTGAGCTTATGCAGTTACAGTCAATCAGTACGGAAATGGAAACTATAATGGTGCCCTGTCGTGTGCTACTGGGAATGTCGGCGTGTGAGGTGATGAAGGCTGATGCATCCGAGGTTATAGGGTTCTGTTTCTGGGTAGCCAAGGAAGTGAAGCGGATAAACAAATTGTTTGCTTCCACGTCCGTACCTCCTACACCGGAGGAGAAGCAGGCCGGGGCAGAATCATTGAATTTCGGGCCGTTCGGACAGCTTGACTACTTTGCACTGAGAATGGGGATAACGGACCATGAAGCGGTAGAATATGTTCCTTGGGTACGTGTGTATAAATGTTTAGATATGGATGCCAGAAAGATCAAATATGAACGTCGGTTACGAAAAATCTTGGAGGAAAAGAAGAAATGACAGTAGAAGAGAAAGTTAAGAAAATAGTGGAGCAGATGGGTGTTACCTATCTGTTTGAGAACTGGCAGGCTGCAAATGTAAGGCTTGACAAGATGCAGCTCCCTGCTGTGATGTATGTACTTCCGTCTTCCGGAAATCTGAATGTGGGACCTATGCAGATGAAAGACTTCCCTAACTGCATGATAGCCTTTATGGATAAGATAAAACATGATTCTTCTGGTGAAGAGAATGACCAAGTGATAGAACGATGCAAATCTTTGGCTAGGGAATTTATACTGAATGTGAACAGAAGCAGAATGTTTGAGCCTGTCCAGGGTGACATTCCGTACTCGGTGTTCTATGATAAGTTGGACGTAAATGTGACAGGGATTGTTATCCAGCTTCCTTTGAAGGAAACGAGGGGATTTGTGATGTGTCCTACAAAAACTGTGAAGGAGATAGTGTATGGAACTTCTGCTGAGGGATAAGGTGATGGAGCTGGTGTCCTCCGAGCTGGAAGCGTTGAAGCAGAAGATTATCGAGAACCATAAGGAAGCAAAGCAGGTAGCTTCTGGCAGGACGATAGCCAGCATGAAGGTAGAGGTCACGGAAGATGGCGGTATTCTGTGGGGGCGTAGCGCATTCGGGACGCTGGAAACTGGACGCAAAGGAGGGAAAGTACCGGCAGGATTCTGGAAGATCATTCGGCAATGGATGGATGACAAGGGTATCCAGGTAGAGAAGCCTGATTCGTTCGCTTACCTTGTGGCCCGTAAGATTGCGAGAGAAGGTACGCAGCTTTTCCGGAATGGCGGACGGAGTGATATTTATTCTTCTGAGATAAAAGGAACAATAGAGAGAATGTCTGATAAGATTGGCCTTTTGTTTGGTAGTGAAGTCGAACATATAAATTTAAATAAAGATGAGAGAAGGGACAATAAGTAGTTACAAAGTCTATTATCCGGACTCTGTATGTTTTTGTTTTAACCCGAACAAGATTATTGTAGAAACAGATCGGGAAGTTACATTCTTGATTGGGAATAAAGGGGCTTTGCAGAATTATGGAACATTCGATTCTACATTTGATCGAACATTTCGTGTTGTAAAGGGAGCATTTGTTGATGACCGGGATTCTAACAAGACAAAGGTTGTTCTTGATGTATCTCCTTATTTGCAGGCATTGTTTGATATTGATCCTGTTGGAGAGATGATATCCAGTAAGGAAATTGATGTTAAGATTGAGATTTCTGGAGCTAATATGCAATTTAGTGTTGTGACAATTTGGGGCAGCCTAGCGATTGGAGAAAGTATTACTGATGCCAGAAAGGTTCGTAAATTTGGAGATTTGCCGTTTACTATATCGTATTTTGATACGTCCATGCATCATTCAGATCTTTCATCTAAGCCTTCTTATATTTCCGTTGAAGAAGTAGAATGTGGCAATGGTGTTTATTTGCGTTGGATAGACCGCCATGGCTTTTATCAGTATTGGCTTTTTTCTAAAGGTCAGGATGATATGAAGTCAAATCAATATGGGGAACAATTGTATCAGGATTATGAGGTCGGAGGACGAGGGTATTATGGAGTTTCTCGTATGCAGGGTATGGAGGTTGCTAATACCATGAGAATATGTGCCTCATTGGTAGATCGTGATTATTATTCGATGATTAGAACGATTATCGGATCTCCTATGGTAGATATGTATCAAGATGGGGTATGGATTCCTGTGAGAATCGATAATTCTACCGTTTCTGATGAAGGAAAGAGTTTGCAGGATATAGAGTTTTCAATAGTATTGCCGGACATAATCACACAGAAGCTATGAAAGAAGAATTGTACATAGACAATAAGCCTGTTGATTTAGGAAGTGGTACGAATGTAACATTGTCTTACAAGAGCAATTTCTTGTCTGATGTGAGTAAGATTGTAAGCAATAATAGTTATACCATTAATCTACCATTGACAGCTAGAAACAAAAGGGTAATTGAAGGTGCGCATATACCTTCATGTAGTACAAGGTTCCCGAGAATAAATCATGCCGGTAGATATGTGCGCAATGGAGTTGAATTGATTAGCAAGGGAAATGTTTCTCTTCTTGAGATTAATGATGGAATTGATATCGCATTGTCATGGGGCAATGTTACGAAATTTGCAAGCATAGTGAATGACAATAAGACATTGCGGGATCTATCTTATGATGAAACCTCGTATATTAGCTGGATAAGACCTAGTTCCGGAGCTTTTTTCCCTCCCATGTATTTTATTGACTATGGGTTTAAAGATACGGATGAAACGATATGGTATCATCCATGTATGTCTGTGAAGTCAATACTTCAGAGAATACAAGAGGATTGTGGGGTAACGTTCAATATTCATAGTAGAAGTGATATGTTGGATAGGCTTATCATTCCTTTGACCACAAGATATGATTCTGATATCGTGTCTGAAGGGAGCGCTGAGGAACTTGTCTTTGCCAACAGGTCATATAGGTTCGATAGTCCGATAGGATATTTTGTTCTATTTGAAAGTCGGGAAATTGATAATTTCTATTATGCGGCACATTATCTTACAAATGAAGTTAGTGGGACATTCATCTCAGGGATACGTAACAAATTTAAGAATACGAAGTACAGAGTTTCTGGGCAAATGAAGTTTAAGGTTTCCGGTGAATACGAAAATTTGTCTTTGACTGGTTATTTAATGCGTAGATATGGTGATGATGATATGTTTACCTTGTTTAGTGCATCTGGGACTATTCAAGGAGACTATTATGTGATAGAAATCGATTCTGAAACAGATGTATTGGATTGTACAGGTAGTAATCATCTTATGTATTTTTATCTTACAGGAATAGCTTCTAGTGCAACAACTGTAACAGACATATCTGGAAGTATAACAATACAGGCGGTTGCATTTCCAACTCCGGCTCCAGCTTCAGGGGATGATACAATAAATAACCGTTATTATTACATACCTAATCTTCCAGACATTAAGCAGATTGATTTCATTAAGGGGGTTATGTCTATGTTGGGATTGTTTGCCATTCCTGGAGATGACAATCAAATAGAGTTTTATCCTATTGAATATATCCTTGAGAATAAAAGCAGAAAGTATGATTGGAGTAAATATCTGGTATCTACTTATATGGATAACAGACCAATATCCATGTCTTTTTCTTACAGTGAATTTGCGCAAAATAATGTGTACGCATACGATGAGGATGATTATGGGAAGTATAGTGGCATTATTAAAGTAAATGATGAAACGCTGGATTTGGAAAAGGAAGCGATAACTTTACCATTTATTCCTACTGAAACCAATGGAGATAAAGCATATATCCCGCTTTATACATATGATGATGAGGGTAACTTACAGTACGACGAGGATGATGATGCAAGAATTCTGCTTCTTCCGTCTGTAAATAGTACAAAGCCAACATTTATCGGGTTATCTTGGCCGGAACTTATAGATAAGAATTATAAGGGATATAAATCTATTGTCGCAGAACAAAAGGTAATAAATGTGAGCATTAGAATAAGAGAGGTTGATCTTAAAGATTTGGATATGTCCATACCTGTATATCTGTCTCAGTATGGAAAATATTATGCAATCGTTAGTATACAAGTTGGTGAGAATGGGATTTGTAAATGTGAATTATTTCAGTTGGAGGATTAAGCTATGGCAGAGAAGGTAGAAAAGATTTTAGATATTAAGGTGAATTACAGCGATGCTATTAAGGCGATAGCGGAATATCAGAAGAAGATTGATGCGGCTAGGGAAGCAGAAAAGAACTTGAAGAAGCAGCTGAAGGATGGGGAAATTTCCCGTCAGCAGTACAATGAAGCAATGGCTGCATCAAAGATAGCTATTGCGGACTATAATGACTCAATACGTATTATTAACAAGACAGTGCAAAATCAGATTAAGCAGGAAAAGGAGCAAGAGGGAAGTTTGAGAGCTCTTCGGGCTGAATTATCGAATTTGACAGCTGAATATGACTCCTTGTCGGAAGCAGAAAGAAAAGGAGTTCGGGGTGATGAACTGAAAAATAAGATAAACGAGGTTACGGATGCTTTGAAAGGTGGAGAGGAGGAAACGCAGAGGTATTATCGGAATGTGGGTAACTACGAGGAAGCGATTAAGAGTGCGGTTGCTAGTAATATTCCGTTTATTGGAACATTAATACAGACTCAGGATGAGATGGGAAGTGTAAAGGCGGGTGCTGTGGCAGCAGGTGCTGCCGTGAAGAATTTCTCAAAGACACTTCTTGCATTGTTGGCCAACCCGATTGTTGCTATTCTTACTGCGATTTCCGTGGTGATTATGGCTGTAGCTAAAGGTATTAAATCGAGTGAGGAAAATACAAGCAGATGGAATGCTGTTCTTGCTCCATTGAAAATGGTTTTGGATGCTGTGGGCAAGGTGTTGCAGATTGTTGCAAGTGGGATACTTTCTGTTGTGGAATCGGGTGGAAAGATGATGGAATGGATTACGAAACAGCTTGAGAAACTTCCTGTACTTGGCAAATATGCGGCAGAGGTAAACAAGGAGTATGAGAGATATATTACTATGGCAAAGGAGCAGGCGGCAATAGATAGAGACACACGAAACCTGCAGGTGCAGAATGCAAAGAATGCTCTTCAGATAGCTACTTTGAAGGCAAAGGCCGATGATGAGCTGAATGTGTCTGCGAAGGAGCGTATGGAAGCCATCAGGGAAGCTAATAGGCTGGAGGAGGAAGCCAGCAAGAAGAACTATGAACTGGCTAAGAGAAGATATGAACTGATGGTACAGCAGAATGCGATGGCTGAGAATACCAAGGAAACCAATGATGCTATTGCTCAGGCTGAGGTGGAGATGTATAATGCTTTAACCGAGTATCAGGATAAAAGAGGTGAATTACTTGGTCGTGAGGTGTCTTTGGCAAACGAAATAAAATCTGCTGAAAAGGAAAAATCGGATGCTGCCATTGCTTCAAAGCAGAAAGAGGTGGAAGCGGTAAGAGCGGCAGAGGATGCCATGCTGGCTCTCGTTAAAGATAAGCGTGAGCAGGTACGTAAAGAAATAGAATTCACTTATTCCCGTCAGATAGAAGATTTACGCGCAAGACTGAATACAGAAACTGACCTTACTGTAAAAGCCCGGCAGGCTATCAACGACCAGATAAAAGCCCTGGAACAGAAGAAGGCTGCTGAGTTGCAAAAGCTGTCTGAGGAGGAGTTACAGAAAGAGATAGACAACCGTAGCAAGCTAATTTCTTTACAACTTGAAGCAGTAAAGAAAGGTAGTGAGCAGGAATATCAGCTTAGGATGCAGCAGCTACTTGTACAACGTGATGCCGAGCTTGCTGACAAGGAACTGACTGAACAGATGAAGCTGGCCATTGTAGATAAATATAATAGACAGATTGATGATCTGGTGGCACAGCATGAAAAAGAGATCTCGGAGAAACAGCAGGAAGCCGTACGGGTGAGAATGGAAAACGAGATTATGCAACTTCAGCAGTCGGGTGCAAGTGAACTGGATATATTGCAGGAACAGGCTGCCCAAAAATTAGAATTGTTGAATAGTATACAGCAGCAAGAAGGGGAGAGTGAGCAGGAGTTCCTAAATCGTAAGCTTTTAGCCAATCAGGAGTACATTGATGCAAAGAAAGCTATTGCAGAAAAGGAAGTAGAGATTGAGCAGGCGAAATATGAAGCCATAAGTTCGATTGCATCTGGATTATCATCTGTTTTTGAAGCATTAGGAGATTCAAATAAGGGATTTGCTATCTTGAGTAAAACATTAGCTCTTGCAGAAATTGCGATAAATACAGGTAAAGCAATAGCTGCAGGTGTAGCTCAAGCTCAATCAGTGCCTTTCCCTGCTAATATTGCTGCAATTGCAACTACTGTAACTACTATACTTGCTAATATCGCAACAGCAATAAATACAGTAAAAAGTGCTAAATTTGCAACAGGTGGTTTAGTTACCGGACCAGGAACCGGAACCAGTGATAGCATACCTGCCCAGCTGAGTAACGGTGAGTCGGTAATGACGGCCAGAGCCACCTCAATGTTTGCTCCATTGCTTTCATCATTTAATCAGATGGGAGGGGGAGTGCCTATCAACGTAACACAGACAAGTAGTCAGACTCTTGGAGAGGATATGCTGGCCAGAGCAGTCGCAAAGGGAGTTCAGGCTATACGTCCTGTGGTTTCTGTTGAGGAGATAACCAGAGTTAATAATCGTGTAAAAGTATTGGAGAATTTGGGTAGTATATGAGAGCCTATGAATTTGTGGTGACGCATAAAAGTGTATTAGAACAGATGACCCAGCTGCAAATAAAGCCTAATGATGTAAAATACATCGAATTGTACAAGGAGTACATTAGGCTGAATAAAGAGGGGCATAAAAAAACATATATAATCCAGTATCTGTCGGATGAGTACAATGTGGATGAAAGGACTATATATAGAGTTGTGAATAGATTTTCACAGGAAATCGAAATGTAATTGATTAGGGTGGGCTGGAGCTCACCCTAATTTTTTGCTGACAAGGCGTGTCAGTGTTATTGACTTCGTAAATTCTTATAGCCGTATCTTGTTTCTTACCTTTGTTTCAAACAATTACGAGATATGGCTAAACTATTTATCAACAAAGACATTGCTCCTGACTCGGATAAGGCAAAGTATTGGCTTTCCGGTGAGGATAGCATATCCTTCACAGATATACAATATTTCATGGATTGGATGGATCGAAATGATAATCGTATTGATGTTGAAATCCATTCTTGTGGAGGGGACTGTGTGGAAGGGTATGCAATCTATGATGCTCTACGTGCTTCCGGTAAGGAGATTTCTTGCAAGGTTGTGGGTACATGTGCGAGTATGGCTACAGTGATTTTGCTTGCAGCTCCATTGGAAAGACGAACAGCATACGCACATTCGTCTCTCTGTATACATGATCCATATGGTGATGGAGCATTATTGAAAGGGAAGGTTACTCCTGAAAGGCTTGAATCCATTGCTGCAGACCTCAGAGCAGAGAAACAAAAGATGCTGGACCTGTATGTGGAGCGTACCGGGCAAAATAGAGATGTGCTGGAGACACAGATGGCAACGGATAGCTGGTTCGGCCCAGAGAAGGCGATTGAACTCGGATTCATTTCTTCGATAGTTCCGGCTATTTCAGCGAAGAAAGAAGAAAACATTATTAATCCTAAAACAAATATTATGTCGAAAAAGGAAGTAAAGGTTGAATCAACTTTGCTTAGCCGTCTCCTGAGAAAGTGCGGTTACGCAAAAATTGAAGATGTTCCGGCAGTAGGTATGGTTATAACTACCTCTACTGGGGAAGAATTGAATGTGGAACGTGAAGAGGGAGATATTCAAGTTGGAGATCCGGCTTCTCCTGATGGTGAGTTTGTGCTTGAAGATGGGCGAACGGTAGTTGTTCAAGAAGGTGTGATTACGGAAATTCGTGAGCCAGGAAGTGAAGATGAGGACGTAGAGGCATTGAAGGCACGCATTGATGAACTGGAGTCGGAGGTGGCCGACCTTAAATCGAATGCCAAGACGGAGGATGAAATTAAGGTACTTGATGCGGTAGCAAAGGCTGGAGGTATTGAAAAGCTGACTAAAGCGGCCGCAAGTAAGTACATTCCAGCGGGACGTACGACCACTTACGGCAATAAGCCTGAAACAAAGCATGTGAGTAAGATTGAACAGAAATTGGATGAGATCAGAGAAAAAAGAAAAGGAGGTAAAAGATGACGTGGAAACAGTTAAGTAATCTGACACCTGATAATGGTGCGATTCGTAATTTGAGAGACTTGATTATTGCAGAGACGTTTACTGATCCTGAATTGGAACGTTTCTTCACTCTTGTACAGAATGCAAAGAATGGTGAAAAAATTGGGTATCGCGGAGCAATGAGTGATGTCGGTTGGGCCGGATCTGGTTGTAATCCAAGCTATAAAAATGCAACCATTCAATTTCTGGAGAAAGAATGGTCGATTGGTGATTGGCAAGTTCCTTTAAAGTGGTGTTATACAGATCTGATTAATACTATTGCAGAATATTGTCTGAAAACAGGGACAGAAATCGGTGATCTCACTTCAACTGAATATATGGATGATATTGTATATCCAGCACTGAAGGATGCAATGATGAACATGATGTGGCGCTTTGTATGGTTCTCAGATAAGGATGCAAAACTTCATTCTGAATCTGGAGTCTTGTCTACAGGGACTGATACTGAGTTGTTTAAAACAACCGATGGCTTGTGGAAACGCCTTTTTACTATTGGAACTTCCAGTGCAGGTCAAAAAACAGCTATTGCAGCTAATAGTGAAGCAACGATGGCCGAGCAGTTTAGCAAGTTGAAGGAGTCTGGAGTCGCAATCGGAATCTTCGATGCGATGCTTGAAAATGCTGATGCTCGAATCGCAGGTTTGCCGGGTGCTGGTATTTTCTGTACTAAAACACTTGCAGATGCGTTGACAAAAGATTTGAAGCGTGAATACAAGGAAATCCTTACATGGGAACAGATCTTTGGAGGAATGAAAGTGACAGAGTATAATGGTGTTCCTGTATACCAGATTCCGGTGTGGGATAGAATGATTATGAAATACCAGAATGACGGAACGAAACTTAATCTTCCTCATCGTGCTGTGTTTGGTTCTCCTCGTGAAATGCTGGTAGGTACCCCAGCAAATGACTTGATTTCAGAATTGGACATTTGGTTTGATAAAAAAGACCGTATGAATTATTTGTACTCTACTGGTAAGATGGGAACACAGATTGGGCAGGATGATTTGTTTCAGTTAGCTTATTGATGAAAGGAGGAATTATGTCAGGAATTTGTGATTATGCAATAAAAAGAGATATCGTGGCGAATTGCGATGATCCGCTCGTTCCTGGAGTCGAGCAGGAAGGTGTTATCATGAACCGGAAGGACGTGGATTTTGCTACGGTAGCTTTCAATGCAACACGTAAAAATGTAATTGAAACGCTGGCGTTGAAGGAAGGTAAGAAAGCCTATAAGGTTATTGTGCCTGGAAGCACTCCGTTTACCGGAACGAATACGGCACTTGCTGTCGGTACCTATCAGAATACGTTTACCAATACGGTGAACATGGTGATTCTTGCTAATGATCCGGACGTGTGTGCGGACATTATTGACGGACTGGCAAACGGTGAATATGTGGTAATCTTGGAGAACAAGGCAAAAAACTTGCAGAAAGAAGAGAATCCGGGTGATTCCGCATTCCAGATTTATGGTTACTACCAAGGCTTGAAGGCTGCCGAAATCAGCAATGATAAATACTCTGAAGAAACCGATGGCGGCTGGTCCATATCCTTACAGGAAACTAAGGTACCAAAATCTGCTTTGTTCCTTTACAAGACAGACTATGAAACGACCAAGACGGCTATCGATACATTGACATCACCAGCAGCTTGATATGGAAGTGATAGATGTGGTTAATAGGTTGAAAGAGTTGGGAAGCATTGCTTCCCTCTCTTCTTCTGACAAGGTAGAGATTGAGAATCTGTATACGCTTGTCCTTGACAAGAAGTTTGCCCGTACATCTTGTAGCGATTGCTATCATGATGCGGTTATAGAAATGAGTGTGTATCTTAACAAGAACGGAAAGATGAAAGAAAAATCAGAATACGGTTTGAAGAATGGCGTTCTCCTTCAGATGGGATTTGGAAGCGCGGAAATGTACACGAATGCCAATCTTACTGATGAAGCTGCAGAGAAGTATCTGGCGAAATACCCGGACAACATTAAGTATTTCTCAAAGAAACCCGATGACTGGGAGGAACGAGTAAAGTCCAGAAAGGATGGAAATGTGGTGATTAATAACGAGCTTGTTTCTCTCATGGTGGAAGCTATGAAGGATGGAGTTTCAAGCAAGTCAATTCAGGAAGAGTTCAAGGGTTATAAAATCTCCGGAAAGAATATTACAAAAAAAGTCCTGACAGCTCACGTAAACAAGGCTCTGGAAGTATTTGCTGATATGCAGGAGAATCCGGAAGAAAGTGAAGAAGGCAGTGAGAATGGGGATGATCATGAATCTACTGATGGACAGACCGATGAAGACGGAGAAGCGGTAGAAGGCGCTGAATAAATTAAAACCTCACGGAATTATGAAAGTAAAGGAGCTTAGAAAGAAGAGCAGTGTAAGGGTAGATATACGCTATCTGCAGCAACTTGGAATACAGTCTTACGGGGATGATAACCTCTATCCGCAGACGGTAAGAAATATCATTGCAGCGAGTTCTACCGGAAGTGAATGTGCGGACCGTTTCGCAGATTTTATTGAAGGTAACGGATTCCGTGAGGTTTCTTTCTCTGAGTATGTGGTAAACCGGAAAGGAGATACGGCTGATGACATACATTCACTGGTATGTCGGGATATGGCTGATTTCAATGGAATTGCTGTTCATGTAAATTATAATATTCTGGGCCAGATTGTGGAAGTTCAGCATATCCCATTTGAGAACTGCCGTTTGGTGGAGGAAGATGATAACGGATATGTGGCAAAGATTGCCGTGCATCCAGACTGGAGCGGTATGAAAACCAGGAAAGGGAAAAAGATTCGCGTCGTTAAAGAGAATATCGATTATATCGATGTGTTTAATCCGCTGAAATCTGTTGTCCTGGCACAGATTGAAGCTGCCGGTGGTATTGAATATTACAAAGGGCAGGTGTTATGGGTGTCCATGGCTGGGAAACAGACTTATCCGATAGGTAAATCTGACCGTGTCATTACCGAGATGAGTACGGATGAGGGGCTTTCCAACGTAAAGTACAGAAATGTGCGGAATAACTTCCTTCCGTCCGGTATGGTCGTGACTAAGAAAGGTTCGGATAGTGTCAGATACGATGAAAAAGGTAATGAAATAAAGATTCCGGAGGATGACGGGTTCTCTGATAGCCTTGTAAAGCTACAGGGTGATACTAATTCTCTGAAGCTTATAGAGGTAACGCTTGAAAATGACGAAGAAATGCCTGAATTTATCCCATTCACTACACAGAATTATGATAAGGAGTTTACCGTTACAGATGCGAGCGTGGTAGAGCGAATTTATTCCGCTTATGGGCAGGAGCCGTGGTATTGTATTCGTATCGGGAAAGTGGGCTTTTCTGGAGATATATTGGAGGATGCATTTGAGTATTATAATTCTATTGTCAGCAAGCAACAACGCTTGATAGAGCGCACGTTTGACCGTATTTTCCGCTACTGGTTTGAGGTAGCAAACCCGTCAATGGATTTTAGTGTACAACCATTAAAGTATGTAAGAAATGCAGGAGTATCTAATAACAACGCTTGAGGTTTCCACTTTATCCCGTAGTATGTCTGTGCATGTTGATGAAGACAAGATAGAAACGTATATACGGGAGTCTGAGAATATTGATATCAAATCAGCTCTTGGGGATTCCCTATTCCTTGATGTGAAAGAGCATCCGGAGAAATACGTGATTCTGCTTGAGGGGGGGACATATGAAGACAAGCGTGGAGAGAAAAAGATGTTCATGGGTATTAAGACCGCATTGGCATATTATACCTATGCACGAATCGTGAAGAATGGTGATGGGAGCGTAACTAGATATGGATTTGTGCAGAAGGAGGATGAATATAGCACTCGTCCAGATATGAAGGAGAAGGTAATGGCTTATAATGATGCGTTTTCCATCGCTGACAGATATCTGAAGGAGTGTGTAATGTTCCTTGATGACAGGAAGGAAGAGTATCCGCTTTATAAAGGGTATGGGAAAATAAAAGCCAATAGAACTGTTTTTAGAATTATAGGAGATTAGTCATGAAAGATTCGCTAAATACATTGAAAGAATTAGCCAGCAGCGTTCGCAACGCAACTAAAGAAGGTGAAAATTCAGCAGAGCGAATAGGGAGATTGTTTGAAGGGATACTAGAGTATATTAAGACTCCAGAATCAATAGAAAACTACTTCGAACTAAAGCAGGATGGCAATGGGTTAGACTATATTTACACAAAGTACAACATTGCATCTGCTGGTGCACTTTCTATGTATGCAAGCGATAAGATTAATATTCCTTCAATTTATGATGGCCTTCCGATTGACAACGATACAATCTATTGGCATGAAGTAGATGGATCCAAGGTGCTTAAAGCAAAAGGAGGGGGAGGTGAGGCTGGCTCAGTTCAGTGGGATAATATCTCAGGTAAGCCTTCATGGATTGAAGATACAAAACCATCCTATTCATGGTCTGATATTACTGGTGAAAAGCCTTTCTATACGAAAGAAGAGATCGCTTCAAAATATGTTACTATTGATACCGAGCAGGAGATAACAGCATTAAAGCATTTCACTGCCGGTCTCTCAGTCGGAGAATCAAAGAAAAAGATCTACGAAGAAAACGGTGTTGTCTACATTGATGCAGATGTAGCTGTTACAGGAGCAATGACATTTTATGCAACGGCTGGTAGAACTGTATCAACAATTATGGATGCTGTTACAGTAGATGGTATTACTATCAAAAAAGAGAACAATGTACTAAAAGCAGTATCAGGTGCAGGAAGTTCCTTCGATGAAAATGCCATGTGGTCTGCACTTTCCGGATCTTCGGATAACCAGATCAACAAGTCGCATCTAACCACGGCTTTGGATGGATATGCAACCCAGAATTGGGTTATAGAAAACTATGCCACTAAATCAGAGTTGTCAGCTGTGTCTAATAAGCTGAGTGACTTCTTGGAAGGTTCTGATACGGATAACATCATAAACAAGTGGAAGGAATTGGAAGCGTTTTTGTCCGGAATGGCAGAAACGGATAATCTCGCGGAAATACTTGAAACAAAAGCTGACAAAAAATATGTAGATAGCACGTTTGTTACGTTGGCAACCAAGCAAACGATCACAGGAGAAAAGACATTTTCCTCTGTGCTGAATACAGCCGCTATCAAGGCTTCCGGAGAAATAACAACGCCATCACTGGCCGCGTCGGACTGGGTTACTATTGCCGGAATTAAGCTGAGGAAGTTGGAGGATGGTGCGCTAATGCTGGAAGGAAATCTGGCATTAACTGGGGCTTTGACTATGTACGCTAGCAATGGGCAAAGTTTTGATACAATTTACGATGGTCTCCCGATTGACAATGATACTATATACTGGCAAGAAGTTGACGGATCAAGAGTTTTGAAAGCAAGAGAGGGTAGCGGATCATCTTTTGATAAGTCTGCCATGTGGACGGCATTGGCCGGATCTACCACGGAACAGATCAATAAGTCGCACCTTACTACGGCCTTAACTGGCTACGCTACTGAAAGCTGGGTGTCCGGGAAAAACTATGCCGTTAAAGCTACAACATTAGCTGGCTATGGTATAACAGATGGAATTAATGCTGTCAGTGTTACCGGAACAGGTAATGCCGTAACTGCTGCATCTATTAGCGGTCACACTCTTACTCTAACCAAGGGAAGTACGTTTAGCCTAAGCGGTCACAAACACACATGGGCTGACATAACCAGCGGAAAGCCTTCAACCCTGTCCGGTTATGGTATCACAGATGCTTATACTAAGACAGAATCTGATAACAAGTACCCTACAAAGACAGGAAGCGGAGCAAGCGGAACATGGGGAATTAATATTACAGGTAATGCTGGAACAGCTACTAAGTTACAGACAGCACGCACATTGTGGGGAAACAACTTTGATGGGACTGCTAATATTAGCGGAGATATTACATTGGCTATTGGGAAAGGAATATATCTAAGTGCTAATGATGAAAGATGGTTGTTGCAAACAAAGAGATCTGATAATACTCAAATAAATGGAATTAAGACAAATGGCTTCCAAATGTGCACGTATTTTGGAGATACAAAAACAATGCAATTTAGCAATGACAGAATATATTCTCATGTAGATTTTAGAGCAGAAAAAGATTTATATATTAACGGCATCCGCTTGCATAAAACCGCAGACGGAGTAATTACCCTAGAGGGGAATCTAGCTGTAACTGGCGGTGTTACTATGTATGCAATAGATCCGGTTTCCGCATCTACGATTATGGATGGAGTGGTAGTAGATGGTACTACTATAAAGAAGGAAAACGGGAAATTAGTAGCAGTAGGAGGTGGCGAAGCTGGTAGCGTTGCATGGGGTAATATTTCCGGAAAACCTTCTGTATTCCCGACTAACATCGTAAACATCACTGACCTGCATTCTAGCTGGGATTCTGTTCTAGCTGCACAAAAACCTGCATGGCTAACGGCTGTAAGTATAGCAACTATTTCGGATCTGCACGCTAATTGGGATGCATTATTAAAGGCTGCTCCGTCTGCATACGTTACAAGATGGCCTTCTTTTGCAGAAGTTACAAGTAAGCCTACTACATTGGCCGGATACGGAATTACAGACGCACCAACTAAAACAGGTAGTGGTGCTAGTGGTACATGGAATATAGGAATAACAGGAAATGCAGCTACGGCAAGTAAATGGGCAACTGCTAGAACTATAACGCTAGGTTCGTATTTATCCGGATCTGTAAGTTTAGACGGATCTGCAAATGTAGCTCTAAATGCAAATGTTCTAGGTCTTACTTCTCAAGGTAATAAAACTGCAATATCCGGAACTACAATGCCAGCCGCAGGAGTTAGATTGTACCAAGTGTATAATAATGGTTATCCAGTATCGTTTGGTAACTTATTAAGTGTAAAAGGAGCCGGATGCGGTGAATTACTTTTAGCTTGGAAGAATACAAACAGAATATATTATAGAAGCAGGTCAGATGTACATACAGAAACATGGCAATCGTGGTCAACAGTTGCATTTCTTACAGATAATGTGGCCTCTGCCACAAAACTTCAAACCGCAAGAACTCTATGGGGACAAAATTTCAACGGTACTCAAAATGTAAGTGGAGATATGAGTAATGTAGGTAATATTAATACTAATTATGCTCATGTAAACGCTAAAACATTCGCATATAATCCAGCAGACGCTCACGATAAAGGTTATCCTTGGTATGGATTTACATACGGAGGAGATAGTAAAATTCATATTTCAGGATATGCAGGTATATTATTTTATACTTCAGCAGGTAATGTTTTAACATTGGCATCTGACGCAAGAGTTTACGCAAATTCTTATGTTGCAAATGATTGGTTTAGATCTGAAGGAGATTCAGGTTGGTATAGTATTAGAGGTGGTGGTGGATGGTATATGTCTGATACTTATTTCATAAGAAGTTACGGTGAAAAATCTGTTTATATCGGTAACGGTTCTTATAGAAATGCTGGTGGTGGATATGCTGCAAATAATTTAACAACTGCTTCTGATGTTTATAGTTGTAGGTTTATGTCGGAAGGTGTTGGCGCTATTCCTGCTGGAAATATACGAAATATATTGGGATGGTATGATTCAGCAGCCAGTGGATGGCAAACATCTTATATTATCGGATGTGTTCGAAATTATAATAATAACTGGGGAGAAATGAGATTAGGAGTATATCAATATGAAGGTTCTAATAGAGCGGCAAAAATGTTTATATCACTTGATGGTGCAAACAATCATTTATATGTGGAAGGAAATCTACTTGTTACTGGTGGGGTAACTTTATATGGATCTGATATTCGTTATAAATCAATTGTACAACAAGTTAAATTATCATTATTAGATATTGCTAAAGCACCTTCATTTGTATATCATTGGAATAAAGAAGGAATGCGATGCGATAGACTTAATATCGGTGGATCTGCACAATATACAAAAACTATTCTCCCTTGGGCTGTAGAAGAAAAAAACAACCTTCTTACTATGGACTACGCAACAGTAGCATATACATTCGCTGTACATACAGCTAGACACTTGCTAACTTATGAAACAAGAACCGATAAGAAAATCAGGAAACTTGAGAACAGAGTTAAATATTTAGAGAAACAATTAAAAAAATTAGGCTATGAAGAAGTTCATACTTTGGATGATCAGAGTGTTTGAGTTGGACATTCCGACCGAAAGAGTAATTGAAAAAGTAGTTGATAAAGAAGTGTACCTTCCGCATGAAGGTGTTATCTATGGCAATGTCACTATTAAAGGTGATGTTTTTGTACTAGGAGACCTTAAGGTCGAAGGTAATTTAACTTGTTATACTAAAATTAAGGAGGGCTAACAATGGCAGTATATGAAATTTTACCTGCAACAAATTTAAAGTGGGATGATATCCGTGATACGTTAAACGCAAATGGAGGTAATGTCAATAATATGGCTATAACAGCATTTCAGAGTGGGGCGAATATCCAAAGATGGGCTAAATATAAGCCTGTTGTATATTATAAGGATTTTACATCAATGGAAGAAGAATGGTGGAGAGGTGACGATCTAAAATGCGGACTTACCGTTCGATATTCTCCTACTGACGGTGATATTATAGATATTTACAAAAGAGGTGACGCATATACTTATAATTACCTTACTAAAGGCCCTTACAGATTGGGAGATTTTAGGGGGTATTATCCAAAGGCAGAGCCTTATATAAGGACTAATGTTCCTCAAGATAAAGTGTTTGAATGGGATTTCAATAATGACGGGGATATGATGTTGCCTATACAGGTAGTAAGGCAGTCCGATACAAGTCTTACAATTAATGATGTAAAACTTCCATTAGACATGGGTAACTTGCATATATTAGTTGAAAGATATAATAAGAACCCAATAGAAGAAGATGATGCTTTAGCTAAAGATTCACAATATTTTTCTATTACAGGAACCTTCCCTTATGTAGAGTTTAGAGGTCTCAAGTCTGATTATAATGTTCAATATTTCTTGCTTTCATTAACAGACAAAAGTATTAATGGATATGAAGTACCAATGCCATACGATGAAAAAAACGCGTATCTTATCAAAATTAAGAATATCGCAAAAGCTGTAATTACAGGTAGTATATCACAATTTGCATTGTCTACAAAAAAGGTTTGGTCAAATGTAAGTGATTATTTGGAAACTCCTTATGATTCAAACGGAGGTTCATCTAGTCCTGTATTGTTTAAATCATCAATCAAAAACCTAAGTACGGCAGCTATTACATTTAATAATACGGATTCTGCCGTAAGATCTCATACGATTAAGATAAAAGCTACAGGAGAAGTAAACGGAGAATATAAAGAGTATAATATTGATTGTTCTATATGGAATGGGTTTGACGGAGCAAGCACTTCGAGTTTGGTCATATCTCCATCTCAAACGAAAGAAGTTATCTTCGGCACGTCAGAAGGGCTTTTCGATAAATTTAGAGAGGCTGGGAAAAATAATTTGATATATATCAATGCCGTAGTTGTAAATAAAAACACTAAGTCAGAAAATACTATTAGTTCAATTAGAATAATGATAAATTAAAAATAGGATAACCTTTAAAAATTATAGTTATGGCAAAACAAGTAAAATTAGTGATCAACAACCGCAATGAGCAGGTGAATTACGATTCTAACGGAAAGGAATCCGGCAGCAACACCTCAGCTAGCTATAATGTAGTTTCTGAGACCGGTGAACAGATAGGATCAGTCAATGTTTCCAATTCATTTAATGTGTACGGGAATGCCAGTTCCGAGGAATATTCCGAAGCGATGGCTTCCCTTAACCAGAAGATCGCTGAAGCGTTCAAGACCTTCAATGAAACAATTACATCTAATTCAATTATCTAACCTAAAAAACAGGAATTATGAAACTGGAGAAATTAGTGATAGCATATAAAATGCTGGATGATGCCAAGATCAAAACAATGGATGACAAGGACGCAATCAAAATTATCAAAAACCGGAAGGCTATGCGTCCCCACGTTGAATCGTACGACGCTTTGCTGAAGGATGCGCAGGAGAAGTTTAAACCGGACAATATCGAGGTTATGCAGGAAAAAGTAAGCAAATGGAAGGAGCTCTCCGCTGAAGAACGAAAGATCGTTAATGAAAGCTTCAAAGCATATCAAGAAAAGGTAGATGCTGTCTGTAATCCAGAACTGGACAAAGAAGTAGATATCACTTTGGACAAGCTTTCTGAAGACGGGGCTTTGAAGCTGGCTAAGGAGAATGAATGGCCGATGAACAAATTGGATACATTGGACATCATGCTGGAGTAAGTATGGAACAGCTGAGTGAAATATCCAATATTATTGGCGGGATAGTAACTACTATCCTGCTGCCTTTGCTGGGCGTATTCATGTTCTATGACCAGAAAAAGCGCAAGGAAGAAGCAGCCGCACGCAAGGCTGAAGCTGACAATATCACCAGTTATGCGGCTGAATGGAAGGAGCTATACGAGAAGAAGGAAAATAAAGTTCACGAACTTGATGCAAAGATAGACCAGCTTTATGCTGAGAAAAACGAGGACAGGCAACGGATCCGTGAATTGATGGAGAAAAATCAGGAACTGGAATTAAAGAACCAGTCGCTTGAAATTACGAAATGTAAGAAAAGGGGGTGTCCAGACAGGGAGCCGCCAAGTGATTATTAATTAAGAAGGAGAAGAAATGAATAAGATAGACGCAATCGTAGTTCACTGCTCGGCCACACGTGCTGGGCAGGATATAGGAAAGAAGGAAATCACCCAGATGCACCTGCAGCGTGGGTTCAGCACGATCGGGTACAATTATGTGGTAA